CCATGAATTTCAGACAAAATTGCCCCCCACCCATGGACCCCATATTTGTTCCTAAATTTCATGGGGTCCTTGAATTTGTTTTAAATTTCTTGGGTGGGGTGGCTAAACGAACTTCACCAACTCTTCCAACACCCGCTTGGACCAGTAGAATTTCTGAGGCTCATCGTCACCCATATAAGACCACATGTATGGACCAATATCACAGATGGTGAACTCTTCACCCTCCGTGATATCAACCTCCCCAATTTCAAGAAAAATATCCGCCAGCTTTTGGGCCAGAAAGGGGCGCTGACCCACAAATTTTTTGCAAATTTTGGAAAAGGACTGAGCCTTGTTTCCACTCGTCTCAATCCACTCGATGGCATCACACACATTCACGTCTGGTTCGGGTGTGTAGAGAACTTCATCAAGCTCCTCTGCCGACATGTGCTCCGAGTCACCATCCTCATACTCGACCAGAAAACCAGCATCGTCGTGTTCGATAACCTTGCCCTTGAACCAACCCGCGTCAAACTCCTTCATGACGATAGTACCGATGCGCGCATTCCCCAGGGTGGGCTTCAAAGTCTCCATATAAAGGTCAACAATCACGCGGTCGTCCGCTGTTCCCATGCCATTCTGGATGTTGAGGAGGGCGGTCAGAACGCGGGTTTGAATATCAGTAAGCGCCATTGTGTTTTGGGTTGGTTTTCATTTAGCCGCACAGAACTGTGTCGGTGGCATGACACTTTTTTAGAGTTGTTCGGGTCCTCGTACGCTGACGCAGCACCAACCCTAGTCCACGTCAAGATCATCCATCAATTTCTGCTCAAAATCATTGAGCTCTTCAGCCACGGCATGGAGCAACGCCATCTTCTCGATCGTCTCAAAACGGGCATCAATATTTGCCGCATTCTTCAACTCCCGGCTTAGGGTCATGACGATGTCCATGAGACGACGGCGATTGAAATTCATATTCTGTTGGTGATGTTCCAAACACGGGCAAAGATTGTGACCTCCGCACCCCCCGTTTTTTCATTAAAATTCCCCAATTCACCACCATCCTATAATGAAGCAAGTTGCTGATGTCCTCAGCAATTTGTTTCAAAATTAAGACCCCGACCTCCGGTCGGCGGTACATGTACCATCTCATCCGAGTCAGCCTGATCAGGCACTTATCCATACCTGGATTTCATTTTAAAATTTTATATATACATCCCAGATCCGATTTGCGCTCCACAACCCGACGCTCGTTTCCGTAAATCTTTATCATGTCGGGAAAGGTGGCTGGATCAGCTGCACAGAGGGCTTTCATTGTACGCTCGGGGTCCCATCCATTTTGAACTGCAAATTTGAATGGTCCATCGTCCGATGGTTTGAGCATCATTGTCCGCTTGATTTCCTCGGGCGTCATCTGTTTCTGAAGAACAGCCTGAGCCGCCACGTATATGTTGAGGTAGTCTTGCTGCGGGACCTCCTGTAGGTCCACCCCTCTGGACTTTACATTCTCTTTATAATCCGACTCGCGACCCAGACTGTTCATGGTCATGAGCTCGTCCCTCAATTTTGAAATAAATTTACTTCCGGGTGGGCAAGCAAAGAACCAACTCTCAATCACTGGGTACTCTGGTCGGGTCGTGGACCCCCTACGATAGTACCCAACATAGTCCCATGGACCCCCGTCTCTGACCCAGTCGACTGATTTTGTTGGAAAATTGGAAGCGTCCGTCCAGACCCCGCCATGTCGGGCAAGTACATGGAGGCGCACAAAGTCCGACCGACGTGGGGCGGTGTCCGCAAATTTCAAACTAAATATATCCACGTCAGGAACATATTGACCAACTGTATTTTTGTTCAAAATTGTCAGGTCCCAGGTGGGGTTGAGCTCACGCCATTTGGTCACGCACCGCTCGACCAGTTCTGGAAGTACCGGATCCTCCCAATAGGTCCAAATTTTTTTGGGAATTTGTTCTGAAAATCCATCTCTTCGTCTGGACCACCCAAGCCAGACGACGACAAGGACGAGGACCAAGATGATCCAGGCCTTCATACTAATTTTATAATTTATTTTATTCGTGACCATTGAATACACAGTGGAGCTCCGGCTTGGTGTCCAGAAGCTTGCGGTCGTGGTTGTGAAACTTGACGAGCGTGGGTTGGTTCGGTTCACACACCGATTTGACGGCGTCGTAGTTGTCCCATCCATGGTCGTACATGTGCTTATAGGGCCCTTTATTTGCACTCATGAAATGACACGTACGCGCGAGTTCCGCCTCCGTCATGGACTTTTGCATCGCCTCTTGGGCGGCTAAATTTATAGCCAAATAGTTCTGCATGTACTTGGGCGTCTTCTGAAAGTCCACACCTCGCTCCGACAGGTCTTTCAGCCATTCACCTACTGTATCAAACTTTGCAATATTCATGAAACTGTCCCGCCATGCCGTCACGAACTTTCCGTTCGGAACGGTGGCGAAGAACCATCCCTCTATACACGGCCACTGGGGCTTGGTTATGTAGTGCTCAATATAGTACCCCACGAACTCGTGTTGGGAATTTGTCTGGAAATCGAATGGCCGGGTCATGAGGATGGACGCATCACACCACACCCCACCATATTTTTGGAGAATATTGAGTCTGACCATGTCCTACTCGCGGGCGGCCGAGTCGTTGAACTTGACGTTCTTCACATCAAAGTCTATGTAGTTGCGGATGTTCTTGGGAGTGACTATATTCACGGTATAGTCAGGATTGTACTTTGTCCACGTGTTGATGCACTTCTTGACGACTGGGGTCAACTCGTCAGAGTTCCAATAGGTCCAAATTTGTTTGGGAATTTGACTGTCCCGACCGAAACCACTGGTCCCCTTGGATAAAACCAGGAGCAAGACAACGACCACTAATATCAAGACGACTGGCCACATTCCCTGCTATTACACGCCATTTTTTTTAAAACTTAAAATTATATGAAGTATACCCTTCTCGCTATTATTGGGGTAATGCTATTAGCGGCCCTAATACTGACCAACGTCCGAACTTACGGAGGGCCTCTATCAGTCGAGATGGGTTCTTCACCCGTCCACGGAAGGGGCATGTTCGCTCGTGAATTTATACCCAGTGGGACAATAATAGAAATAGCCCCCCTTATTCCTTTCACCCGCACCCATGTAGATAACGAAAGTGTTATTCGAAACTACGACATTACATACAAGGGTGGAAAAACCGCAATTATGCTGGGGTACGCGTCCATTTACAATCACCGTGACGACAACAATGCGTTTTGGTACTTTGATGACCATGAGGATATAATTTACATCAAATCACTTCGTGATATCCGAGCCGGAGAAGAGGTGTTTGTAAGTTATGGCCAGGACTATTGGGCCGCAAAAGATAACAAAATTTAATACAAATCATAATTTTCCTTGAGCTTGGGGACGGCACAATCCGAGTAGCGCTTGGAGACGGCCGCCAGAGTGTTGTTGTAGTGGACCCTCAGACCGTCCAGGGAGACTGAAAGTCCAATGGTATCCTGGTCTTGGACGTAACCCTGGAAAAGATCCACGAGAACCGCCATCAACATCTCAACCACTTGACGAATGTCCGTCTTGCGCTGACGCGCCTTCTCGCGCTGCTGAATTTTCTTCTTGAATTCATCTTCGTCCACGTCCCCAATCATAAACTTGATGCGGAGATCGCGGTTGTCCTGAACGTTCGTCGCGTACCGCGGCCGCAGGACCCACTCGCAGTGGGCGTGCATGCGGTGAGCATTCGCCACAACGTTCCAACAGGCGCAGCCGTGCCTGAGGATCCTGTTCACGCTTCCCCAGTCCGGCATTCCTCCACATGGAACGTCACCCGGTGCACGTTGGAGGCCTCCGTTCGCCCGCTGGAACTCGTAGTAATGGGGGTTATGGATGACGCCCATCTCCACCCGTCCGGTTCGCCAACTGAACGCCGTGTGACACTGCGTGCAGTACATCTGGTCACACCCGTCAATCTTGAAAATCATCGCAGCGCACTTGGGACAATTGCGCGAGTCGCGAGCCAGGAGCTCGGCCGTTGCGATGTTGTCGGGGTTGCACTCGTGGGGAGCATCCTTGTTCAGACCCTTACCCTCATGACACGTGGGGCACGTCCAGTTGTCGCACACGCCACATTTCCAAGCCGTGCTCAGGAACCCCTTGCAACCCGTGTATGGACACGCGCGCACAAACTGGCGCTTCTCGTGCTCAAGAGAGCCCCCGTGAAGCCGCCAAGCGAGCCGCTCCTGGTACCAATGGAGATGCTGAGTGTCAATTGTCAAGTTGCTGACAACCTTGCGCTGATTCTGAGAAAGCTCATGACGAATCACCTCGGCATCAAACTCGTTGTTGAGCCCATGTTCAACGGCCAAAGGGCCCAAGGGCTGCGTTGCGATCCGATGCCATTTGGAGTTCTCGGCACCAATTTGGTTTTGAATTTCAATCTGCTGTTTTCCGATCCGTCGGATCTCCTTCTCAATCTCTACATAGGGTTGGGTCGCGGGCATCAGGCTTCGCTCACGCTCGAGCAACAGGGCCTCCCGCCGGTTCTTGTAGGTGTGGGAAACGAATTTTCGTGAAAAATTATTGACGAGGATCTCACGGGACCAGCCCTTGCGACACGACATGCAGTGCGCATCCTCACCCGTCTCGACCAGGTACCTTTCAGAGCATCCTGAACACGCTCCGAACGGACAGTACGGGCACGCAATAGGTGCCCGTGTTGATTTATTGAATGTGTCGCAACAAACCTCACAGCTCGTCATCCCTATCCTTTACTGGGGTTTTGGTTTTATCTTTACGGAGGTGTGGTGGCACGTAGGTTGGGGCGGGCGGCGCACTTTTTTTCACTTTGACCCCGTGCTTGGATATGGTCACGGGTACGGAGAGGTCCTCATCGGTCATGTCGGCCCAGCAGACTTTACTCATTACTAGTCTGGGGCATCTTCTTTTTAACGACCTTGATCACCTTCTTGGGCTTGGCCTTGGGACCGGGCTTGTAAGCGCTCGGAAATTTCGCAAAAATTGTGTCAATGACGAGCTGCCGCTCAGGACCCGTGGAGTCAATCTTCTCGCGATGGGCCACCGCCTTGGCGATCCGCTCCTCACTGTACCCGGCGGCCCTCCACGCCGCCTCCAATTCCACGACCGGTGGGACGGTCGGACCATCCTCCTCGCGTGAATATTTTTCAAAAATCGCAAGAACCGGTTCAGGGTTGATGATGACCTGCTCCTTGTGAACCCGCGTGGCCGTCTGGGAGTGGGCCTCGAACCACTCATTGCACCGCTTGAGGTAGGGCTCAGGGTCGGACATGTGTTTTGCAATAAATTCAAAATCCACTGGAGGGGTCCACTGCCGACCGGGCGGCTTGGGGGGTACAGTCGGGTTCCACTTGGTGCGGGGGCGGACGGCGTCGTTCTGGACCTCGAGGGCACGAGTACGGATGATCGGACGCTTGTACATTTTTGGGGGTGATGAGTCTTTGAGTTGTCCGAGCATTGCCGTGGACATGACCTATTTTTTTTATAAATTTAATAATAATGATTGTTCCATTAATCGTAAGGGCCGTTCATTGGTTCGTGTTCCTTTTTGTGATTCTGGTTCCGTTCATAGGAAACGATTATTTCCTGACGCTGCACCTGTTGGCTGTTCCGCTGATCCTGGCTCACTGGGCCACGAACCAGTCGGTGTGTGCGCTCACTGAATTGGAGAAGGTTGTCACAGGTAAGACGTGTGACGACGAGACATTTTTTGGAAAAATTGTGGGGCCCATCTACAAATTCAAGACGCATCGGGAGGAGAACCTGTTCGTGTGGACGACAATGATTACGCTTTGGGTTATAACGTTTGTTAGATTACAAATGACTGATTTTGCCAGTTTGCGTGCAGACTTTGCGGCTATGCGCTCCATGGTCAGGGTCTAGTCCTCCTCCTCGTAGTCGTCCTCGCCCATCACATCGCCGTCCATCTCGGACTCGGGCTCACTCCCCTCCGCCTCCTCCAGCATCGCGGCCAGGCGCTGAGCCGCCGTCGGTGTCTTGATCGGGCCGGTGTGGGGCGCCACCACCTCAAAGTCCTGCTCCTCCTGGTCCAGGGCGTTGCCGTGAGACTCGCACAGGTCGCAAGCCTCGCCCGTCTCACCCAGAGGGTGCGTGTGCATCGGCTGGTTCGCCGACTTCTTGGGCTCCTTGGCCTTGGGCTCCTTCTTGGCCTTGGGCTCCTTGGGCGCCTCATCGCCCAGCGACTGCTTCAGGTGCCGCTTGCAGAAGACCTCACCCTTGAGGGCGCTGAACTTGCAGGCCTCCTTCTTGCTGGTCTGGGCCGTGCAGCACTGCTTGGCCTTGGGCTCCTTGGGTCCGGTCGCCTTCTTGGCCACCTCGGTCGCATCGGGGGCGGGCCCCTCCCCCGTCTCCACCGACTTGACCTTCTTGGTGTACTTGCGAGGCACCTTGATCGCCTGCTCAGCCGTCTCCAGGTACTTGGCCTGGAGCTCCTCAAAGGGGAGCTTGTAGTCCTCGGCGACCCGCAGGAGGAACTGGCGGTCGCGCTCCTCAGTCAGGGCAAGGATGGCAGCAGTGAAGTTGGCCATTGTTGTTTTTGGGTTGGTTGTTTAGTAGTTTTGGAGATGCTGGCTCGCGCAACACACGATTTTCTCGTGTGTTGTGGGAGTTGTTTGTTTTTGGGTAATTGTTTCTCGGGTCTCGGCCCTGTGACCTGTACATGACGCGATTTTTTAGGCTCTGGTGCAGCTCTTGGCGTCCTTGGGATTGATAGCGTATCCCGTTGGGCAAGAACCATAGCAATTAATATCTATAAGAGCGGGGAACTGTGGGTTGCGGCACCCACGTGTGGGTGTGGCGGGGTATGACTCGCGACGCGTACCACCCAATACATATTCCCTCTCACCTGTAAAACATCTACCATTTTCAATATAGTGTTTGGGATCGTTACATTTGTAACCTGTTTGGGTACTCGGACTGAACATTCTACCAACAACGGCGGTCACGCTAGAAGGTACGGTGGCCTTTGGAGCCGCTGGAGGGGGGGTGGATGGAGTGGACTTTGGAGCCGCCAGGGGTTTCGGCAGTGGAACGCTGCTTGGCGCCGCAACAGCCATACGCGACACCCAATCGAGCTTGGCGAACTCGGCGACCGACTGCGTGGTTCCCACGCCGAGTATTTGCAATCCCGACGACCGCCGTGAAACGAGTAAAGTCAGGACCACCACAAGCAGTATGATGATCACTCCGGATCTGTACATTATAATTCTCAAACAAATTTATTTTCACGGACCCATGCGTTGCACACGTATTTGGTGCCGGATGAAATTGGTAGCCCGGCGTGGAGCGCTTTAGGATGGCACTTGGACTCAGAGGCCCCCATTGGTCGGAAAAAAATCGCCGAACCGGGGTCCGCTTTCACCCTTGCGTCTCCATGATCAGGGAAGTGCGTCTCGCCGTCGGTAAAGTCATCATTTAGATACACGAGAAGTGTGGCGACGCGCTGCCCACCGCGCATCTCAAAGTCTTTACAGGCCGCCGTGTCTTCACAACACGAGTCGTGATGGGCCCTGTAATACGTACCCGGCTTGTACCGCACAACTTGGAGATCCTCACAGCAATCCATAGGCTTGCCCGTCAATTCAGACGCTTTTTGAAAAATTTTGCGCGCCACCGGATCGTCTTTGGATATCCACGCCGTCTCGCTCGTCCGCGACGGATCCCGGCCATCCACACCCACAACCGTGCTAGGCGAAAATATAGAGTCAGCCTTTTGCATTATGTATCGGCACTCGTCCCTGGAAATGACGGAGTCGACAACGCGTGGCGGCTCCCATGAACTCGTCTTGGATGTGAAGCCCCGACCACCGGTCCGTCTTGTGGCGAACCAAATCACACCCAGCAAGGCCACCACTATCGCGAAGTAAATCCACATTCTAATAAATCATCTTATTTTTTTCAGAGCCTTATTCACTGCACGGGCGTTATGAACGGCTGCCCGCTTGTTGTTGAGAGAGATGTTCACCAAAAGGGGCCCTGTAGAATTGGCGGCCGGTACAAGGTTCTTGTAGTAGCTCCTCTTGGACCGAATCACCTTGACGAGCTCCTTGACGCGCTCAACGTTCTTCTGACCCTTCTCCTTCACGACGCCAGTCAAAGGATTTCGTTTGGAAATGAGACCCTTGTAAATGAACGAACCCGACAGGAGGGCCATGGAGTCTTTGAGTTGGTACCTGAGCTTCTGGATGGGGATTCCAGTTTTGTACGAAAATGGAAGGTGGATCATATTGCGTGATGCACGGGGGTACACAGCCAGTGCCGTGTCGACCAAGTCGACGACCTCGCGATTTCCAGTAATAATCTGATAGGTCATCACCTGGTAAACCCGACGCCCGGTCCCCGGAACCTGTAGCCGGGGATCGTCGTACTTGGAACGCTTGAATCTGTTCACGCGCAAATCGGCGTTTATTCCTTGGTACTGCCGGTTCAGGTAACGGACGAACCCGGTGAGGTGGGTGTACATAATCTTGCGCATCGTGTACACGTATGAAGATACCGCCTCCTCCGACGGCAACTGGTGTGGAACTGCAAACGTAAAGTCAAAGTCGGAGGTGCGACGAATTTTGGGAGGCAGATCCTTGCCCAACTCCGTGAGATACAGGCGGATGCCCATTCCTCCGGTGCAGAATATGGTCAGACCGCCGCCATACGGCCGGACCAGGCGGGTCGTGCCCTTGCAGTAGTCCATGAAGATGCGGGGAAGGGCCGCCGCAAATGACTGGTGGGAGATGACGGGCGCGGCACCCTGAAACCGCTCAATCTTCTGGTACGCGTTCGTCAACATGATTTCAGGATGGAACGTCCCGCCGTGAAAGACCGACTTTTTCTTGGGCGCGTAATACCCGTCGTAGCCCTCCTTGATGAAGAACTCCTTGTTGAGTTTCCCAAAAACCATTTTGTTCAGTTTTTTGTAGCTCAGGCGCTGACCCTCCCTTTTGTTCGTCTCTTTGGGCAACTTTCCCGCCTCGGGTCCCATGAGGATCTTGGCCGCCTGAACCTGTTCACCGATGGTGATTCCCGTGCCCATCACGATACGCAAGAGGCCCTTCGTCTCTTTGGAGAGTGGGTACCCGCTCGCCAACAGCTCCGTCACGTTTCTGTGAGTCAAGTCAAATAACCGGAGGGTCTTTTTTACGCGAAATTTACAGGCGCGCCCATAGTCCCGCGCCGTCGGCAAACTCTCCGTCATGTAGAAAGTTGACGTGTCGTGCAGAAGCGTCTGACACGGTATGCCCTCTAGCCCCTTATACAGAACCTTCCCTGGGAGGAAGACGGTTTCTGTGAAAACCATTCTACTATTTCAGACGAAAATAAATGCCACGCCATAATAATGGCAAACCGGTACGTGGGCCTCCTCATGAACTCGCGGACCCAGGCCCACGCGTTCCACCTCACGACCCCTTCGTTCGCGGAGCACAAGGCGCTTCAGGCTTACTACGAGGGCATCGTCCCTCTTCTGGACTCTTGGGCCGAGGCGTACATGGGAAAGTACGGCCGCCTCCGCCGAATCAGCTTAAACAAGCGTTTTATTCAGGACCCTCGCAAGGCCCGTCCCTATTTTAAAAGTCTTTTGGCGCGCGTTCGTGCTATTAAACTCCCCCATGGGGACACGTACCTGAAGAATATTCAGGACGAGATTATCGCCCTAATCCGTTCCACCCTCTACATGCTCACTCTGAAATGAAGTTTGGAAAGAAGAGCACCGCAGTGCTCGCAACGACCATGCCAGCCAGGACGGTCCGCGTAACAGTCAGAGCCGTCAGCAAATAACGCAGATCTCCAATGGGTGGAGCTGGGATGACGTCACAGACTGGTGGGTCAATTTTGTCATTAAATTGAGGAAGGGTCCGCGCACTCGGATCCGTCGCACTAGACCACTTGGGGAGCCACTTGTATGGCGCCAAGTGATCCAGATTTTTTCCAAAATGCCCCTGAAAAATCTTCCGGTAATCCTCACCCGTCGCCTTGAGCGCGTCGACCCACGAGTAGCCGACGGCGTCGCTCATACCATTCTTCTGACGCCAAGCGATGGAACGGGGCATCAGGTGCCCAAACACCTCACGGAGGAGGTGCTTCTCAAAACCATCCTTGGGCATCTTGAGCTCGGGATCAAACCCGTCCATGACGTAATCAATAAGATCGCGATCAAAAAACGGCACGCGCAGCTCGAGGCCGTGCGCGGCCGTCGTACGATCGGCCCGAAGCACGTCAAAGAGATGCACGTCCCGGACCAGACGCGTCGTCTCAAACAGAAAATCGTAGACGGTCTCGGCGTTGTGAAAGTACAGATATCCACCGAAGAGCTCGTCGGACCCCTCGCCGCTCAGCACGACGCGGATATCCGTATTCTCCTTGATGTATTTGCTCAGGATGTACATGGGCACAGAGGCGCGCACGGTCGTCGTGTCGAACGTCTCCAGGTGCCAAATGACGTCAGAGAGAACCTTCAGGCCCTCCTCCACTGTGAAGATCACCTCGGTGTGATCCGAGCCCAGATGGGTCGCCATCTCACGCGCCGCCAGCAGGTCCGGTGAATCCTTGAGGCCGACCGCAAACGTCCGGATGGTTCCACCGAGACACTCCTTGCCCAGAGCCGCCACGATGGACGAGTCGAGCCCGCCGCTCAGGAAGAATCCAACCGGACGCTGCGTGTTGTGAACGCGCTTGTCCACCGCCTTGCGCATGAGGTCCCGAATGTGCTTGCGGACGAAGAACACGTCATCATCCTGCTTTGGACCGTCCCAGTAATTTGGGGCCCAGCACACGAGGGCGTCCAGCTTGGAGTCGTAGAGGTGCCCTGGTGGAAAAATTTCAATTTTAGTTCCAAATTGGACAAGGGCCTTGGCCTCCGACGCAAAGGCCACACTGTCGGTTGTGCGGGTCCAGAACAGAGGGCGGACGCCTACACGGTCCCGTGCGGCCCACACGTTGTCACCGTCACTGATGACCAGCGCAAAGTCGCCACTGATGAGTTCACACGTGCGGAACAGACCGTGCTCCGCCATGAGGCGCGGGATCACCTCACAGTCGGACTCGCCCGGCGACCCACCGAGTTCGATGTAGTTGTAGACCTCTGCGTTGGCGATCATGACGAGGTCCGCGAACTGCAGAGGCTGACTAGGCCCCATGCCACCGTTAATGGCCAGACGCGAAAACTCAAAGTACGTCCGGCCATACTTGGTGGAGTTGAAGTCGTCCGGCCCACGGTGATCTAGAACCCCCTGTTTCGGCGACTTGACCGTCGTTCCGTGAACTGCAAAAATTCCACACATTGGTTTTTACAGGGCCGACTATTTTAAGTACCATTCGGGGTGGGCTCGGTACCATTCCACCGTGTCCTTGAGGCGCCCATCAAAGTCGGCGTCTTCCGACCATCCTAGAGCGCGCAAACTCGAGCTGTCTATACAGTACCGGCTGTCATTAAACTGTCGGTCCCTCACGTGTACACACGACCCCCGCCCCGTCATCTTTTGAATTTTATTAAAAATTTCATTGACCGAGTACTCATGAGAACTGCCGATGTTGTACGTCTGACCGACCTGGCCCTTTTCGAGAATAGTCTCAACCGCCCGCGCCACATCATCAACATAAATGAAGTTGCGTCGTGTCTCACCAGATCCGTGAACGGGGCAGGGTTCGTCTGACAAGATTTTTGAAATAAAAAGCGGTACAACCTTTTCTGGATATTGTTTCGGCCCGAAAACGTTGTTTCCACGTGTTATGATACACGGTAAGTTGTAGCCGTTCATGTACGCCTTAACGTAAAGTTCGGCCGCGGCTTTGCTCGCCGAGTATGGGTTGCTCGGGTTTAGCGGCGAAGTTTCACACGACACAGTGCCGGGTGGCACCTCACCGTACACCTCGTCAGTGCTAATATGAATAAACTTATCGAGTTCACCGTAGTCCTTGGCCGTGTCGAGGAGAACGTGCGTCCCTAGAACGTTGTCCTTTGTAAACTGGAAAGACTGGTCAAAGCTCCGATCCACACACGATTGTGCTGCAAAATGAATCACCACTTGAGGCTGATGCTCTTTAAATATATGCGTCATGTGGTACCTCTCTGTAATGTCGGCTCTGATGTAGGTGTAACGAGGGTGTACACTCACGTTCTTCTCCCGCGCCATATAGTCGCATTTGTCGATGTTAACAATCTCGATGGACGGATTTTTGTTCAAAATATATTCAATGAAATTAGAGCCTATAAATCCCAGCCCTCCCGTCACCAATAGCTTCATTATTTAGATACCCAACCCACCCCTTTAACACTTTCACAGGGTGGGACGATCATGTACTTGTGGAGTTCTGGACGGTATGGAGCCATGTTCTCAAGAGAGTTGCCGAATTCGCACTTGGGGTGGATTTTCTGTTCAACGGGTATTTTGATGTCAATGATTTCCACACCGTAGCCCTCTCCAATTTTCTCCAGGTTTGGGGTGGCGGCACCAAACACCTCGGAAGCTTCAGTCGCAGTGTACCTCCCTTCGAAATACGCATCTTGAAACTGTTTGATGATGCCGTAGCCGGCATTGTTGATGACGAAGTTCTTGACGGGTAGCCGGTACTTGGCGACCGTCAGAAGTTCCTGAATGTTCATCTGGATCCCACCGTCACCATTTATCGCCCATACTGGCACCCGACAGTTCGTGCCAATAGCCGCACCTATAGCGGCTGGCAAAGCGTAGCCCATAGTGGAGTTGCCCAAATTGGAAAACACCCGTTGACCTTTTTTAGGCCGGATGGTTTGCATTACCCACGTTAAATTTCCACCCGAATCCGGAATGACGATACATTCATCTGGCAAGGTTGCCCATAGATCCGTTAGTATCGAATACACCCCATCGGTGTGTGTAGGTTCCTTCCCAAACTCGGACTGCCACGAATTGATGGTGGCGATCCACTTGGATACGACGAGGCCTGTGACGGGATTGGCCCGAAGGAAGGCTGCAACCGTGGACCGAACCTTCCAGTCAATTTTGAACCCCCGTTCATCCAACTTCGCCATCTCTTCTGGATCGACGTCGACCATTATTCTCTTGGAAAATTTCGAACACTTCGCCAGGTCGCCACCCGTCTGTCGAGTGTCCATCCGCGACCCCAGAATAATGAGCAAATCTGCATTCTGAACAGCAAAGTTGGACACGCGATCTCCATAAACCCCGTGGAGGCCCACATACAGTGGATGGTCGCGAGGAACGATGTCGGCCGCCGACCACGACGTAACGAACGGAACGCGCGCCGCTTCGATCCACGTCTGTATATCTGCACTTCGTGCGCCATTTCCGACGATCACGAGTGGCCGCTTGGAACTTTTGATTTCGGCCACGAGATCCACGACGTCCCACGAGTACTCTATCGGTGGGGGTGTGATGTTGACCGCCGCCACGCTCATTTGAATATTTACTGGAAAGTCCACGATCACGGGGCCCGACCGCTCAGAGTACAGCACTATTGAGAGGGCTTCGCTGAAAATATCCGATACGGTCTCGGGCGTCTGGATTTGTTTTGCAAACAATGTGCACGTTTTGAACACGTCAACAACCGGCATCTCCTGGAAACCCACCTGCCGAGGCCGGGACGAGATTGAATCGAGTGACTCGGACGTGTTCACCTGCCCACTTATGAAGAGGCATGGGACGGAATCGTACCAGCAGCAGCACACGCCGTTGAGTATGTTTTGCACCCCCGGCCCGCTGGTGCAGAGGACGACGGCAATTTTCCCCGAAACTCTCCAATAGGCTTCGGCGGCTATAGCCGCCCCCTGTTCGTGCTGAAAACAATAGTGCCGCGTCTTGGGGTGACGACCGACGGCGTCTACAAAAGGCACTATCGCCCCTCCCGTCACGAGAAAGTACGTATCAAGACCTAACTTGGCCAACTGGTCCACGACGCAGTCCGCCACATTCATTAAAGACTACATGAATTATATCTTTAACAAATGCTTAAACGCACTATACTTTCGCTCTCCAAAAACAAGCTACAGGGCGTGAAGAGTGTGGGTGTGACTGCATACGACTACCCCTTCGCCAAAATAGTCAATGCTTGTAAAAATATAGACTTCATTATTGTTGGCGATACCGCTGGTTCTACGGTTCACGGTGTGCCGGACCTCAACAAGGTGACGATGGATACGATGATAACCCACTGCGAAGCGGTTGCTCGTGGGGCGCCCCGCCCCTTTCTCATAGGCGACATGCCCTTCATGTCCTACCAGTCGTCTATTCCGAAGGCGATTGAAAACGCAGGCCGTTTTATATCGGCGGGAATGGACGCAGTTAAGCTCGAGGGGTTCTATCCAGATCACATCAACGCCATAAACAACGCGGGCATTATCACAATGGCCCATCTCGGTCTCACTCCGCAAACCCGTGCCAAATTTGGTGGTTACAAGATCCAAGCCAAGACGTGCGACGAGATTGATAAACTCGTGCAGCAGAGCATCAAGATTCAGGAGGCGGGCGCGTCCCTCTTGCTGCTAGAGGCTGTTCCAGATGACGTGGGCGCGATCGTAAAGAATGAACTTCAGATTCCAGTTTTTGGAATTGGGGCGGGCGCCAAAGTGGATGGCCAAGTGGTTATTTTGCATGACGTGCTAGGCCTGTTCTGGGACTTCAAGCCGCGATTCGTGAAACGTTACGCCAACTGTGAAAAGGTGGTTGCGGACGCTCTGAACACTTACGCCGACGAGGTACGGCACGTCAAGTTTCCAACTCGCGAGTACTTTTACAACCTTGACCAGGAGGAGCTCGAGAAGTATTTGGAGATGAAGAGCTGGAAGTATTTAAAAAATAATGAATAATAAAACGTATGAAGGTTTGGTACGCGCCGAATCAGTTCGAGGCTTATGGTGAGGAGGAGATTAGCGCCGTAGTCGAGTCTCTTCGGGCCGGCTGGCTCGCAGGGTTTGGCCCACGGACAGTCGAGTTCGAGAAGAGGGTGGCTGAATATTTTGGGAAAAAATTTGGACTTTTCGTAAACTCGGGGTCGAGTGCAATTCTCTTGGGGCTATGCGCTCTCGAGCTCGGACCCGATGATGAGGTTGTAACTCCGGCGTGTGGGTTTTCCACCACCGTCTCACCAATTGTTCAGGTGGGAGCAAAGCCGGTCTTTTGTGACGTCCAAATCGGCAAGTACGTCCCGAGCGTCGACCAGATTAGGGCGGTAGTGACGCCAAAGACAAAGGTTCTTCTTCTACCGAACCTCATCGGGAACGTTCCGGACTGGAAGGAAATCCGCGAGGCGTTTCCGGAGCTCGTCCTGTTCGAGGATAGCGCCGACACCATCACAAAGACACCCGAGACTGATATCGCAACCACAAGTTTTTACGCAAGTCACGTCATCACGGCTGGTGGGGTGGGCGGCATGGTCATGTTCAACTCGCACGAGCATCTCAAGAGGGCGACGATGTTTCGCGACTGGGGTCGCATCGGTGACAATTCAGAAGATCCGGCCGAGCGCTTCAATCACTCGGTTGATGGGATACCATACGACTGGAAGTTTCTGTATGGGGCGGTTGGGTATCATCTAAAGGCGTGTGAAATGAACGCGGCATTCGGTCTGGCGCAACTCAACCGCCTAGACGCTCTGCTCGCCAAGCGCCGACGAAATATTGAGCGTTACCTCGAGCGTCTCAAGGATACGCCTTACTACACCCTCCCCGACGACTCCAAGAAGCCCAATTGGCTGGCTATTCCACTCATGTGCCCGGACCGTCTCGAGCTGTTGCATTACCTCGAGGCGAACGGCGTTCAGACCCGTGTATGTTTTGCAGGAAATATAACTCGCCACCCCGCCTGGCGCCACCACCTCCAGCCTTTTGAAAATTCCGACAAAATTATGGGGCAGGGGTTTCTTCTCGGGGCCCATCACGGCATGTCACTGGAGGATGTAGACTACGTATGTAATCTTCTCGAAAGTTTCGCAGTAAGCAAGGCATCGGCTCGAACGTGAGAAAGTCAATACCACAAGTTCCCGTGTAATCATCGGCGCTCGTTCCCGTTATGGTCGGCACGGCCCCGACCATATGGGCGAGTTCCGAGAGTTTCCACTTTTCTGGATACACGATATCGATCGGCCCGTTTTCAGTTGGGGTGCCGAGTACATGATCCACGACCCTACACAAATCCCACACCGACACCATGTCAAAGTAACGGTCATCTGAAATGGTCACTTTTCCTTCACGGACGCACGTCGACAAAAAGCGACTAGGGAGTTCATCAACCCCAAAACATCCGAAAATTCTCAGGCAAAATATATTACTGTGACCTGCGCTAATTCTCTCCAAAATTCGCTTCGACAGTCCGTAACGACTTTTGGGATTTTTGTACGCGCCGCTCGAAAACCAAATCATTTTTTTGAACTTGGAACAATGAGCCTCAACGTTCAAAAACATTCTGATATTCCGTTCTACAGTGTCTTCAGGATCGGGTACTAGCCGCGACCCACCTACTGTTGCGCACAAAATCACGTGTTCCCATGTGGCCTGTTCAAAAAAAGAGTCGACGGCATCCGAGTTGACGAGATCGAGTTCGGATCTTGGGACAACGCGTGCTGAAGGTCCCAAGTGACGGGCCAGTGCGCTGGACACGAAGCCGCCTCCGAGAATGCAAATCTTGCTACACATAAAGCCAAAAAGTGTTTAACCTTTATGAGGTTCGTGGTGACGACACTACACACACCCGATTGGCACGAGTTCGCCCAGGTGACCGACACGAACAAGAAGGAGTATTGCGAGAGACACGGGTACGCCTTCCTGTCGAAGGGTGACGGTCCGTGGAATACCCGTATTGATCTGGGTGTCATGGGCGACTGGGGCTTCGAACGGGGGTATGCGTTCCTCGAGGCGTTTGAAAAGTTTCCCGAGTGCGAATGGGTCTTCTTTTCAGACTGTGACGCCCTGCTGACCAATCATACCACGACACTAGACCGTATCGTCGACAATAGATACCACGTCATTCTGGCGGCGGACGTCAATGGCACCAACTGTGGAAACATCCTCATACGCAATTCGGAAGTTGGCAGGGGGTTTTGTCACTCTATGGTGGCGGCTCGGCCAGCCTATCGCGATAACATGATGGCCGAAAATCAGTGGATCCAGGAGATGGCAACCGCCACGTACTGGAAAAAGTATATAAAAATCGTACCTCAGCGCATCATAAACTCGTACGACTTCACACTGTACAAGTTTCCCCAGATTACGGGCACCAAGGACGTCCTTGGGGTGGACGGTCAGTGGCAATCGGGCGACTTTGTTCTTCATATCGTCGGGGGAATGTCGTTCGACAAGAAATCTCTCCGTGAGCGGATTGATATAGCCAAACAATATTTAGAGAAGGTCGTCAAATGATGAGTATGCTGGTAGATACGTTCATGTTTTATAATGAATTTGACGTTCTTGAACTTCGCCTAGAAATTCTCGACCGGTACGTTGATAGATTCGTACTGGTCGAGGCTGAAATGAACCATGTTGGTGGACCCAAGGAGCTGTTTTTTCAGAAAAATCGCGACCGATACGCCAAGTGGCTTCACAAAATTACACACGTGGTTGTCACGGCAACCGAGGCGCCGACGGAGGAGAGCCCATGGGTTCGTGAAAAGTATCAACGCCACTGTATCCTCAAGGGTCTCGAAGACGTACCAGATGAGGCTATCGTCATGGTGTCCGACGTGGATGAGATTCCAGATCTGAAGCTAATTCCATATGAAAAAATGGAACATCCCGCCGTGTCAGTGCATATGTGGATGTTTCAGTACTCGTTTGATTACATATTCACAGGCGAGCCGTGGGTCGGAACGTCCATAACAACGGTGGCGCTTTTGAAGAAGTTTGGGCCGAATGCATTTCGTGATCAGAGATGGGGGATGCCGGTCATCAAGTCGGCTGGGTGGCACCTGAGCAGCTTTGGAGACGAGAAGATCGTTCTCAATAAGTTGCGGACGTTTGCACACGCCCTTGACAATAACAATCACCGCCATCTCCAAACAGAGGAGAATATTAAACAATGGATTTCCGAAGGAAAATTCGTAGACGGTAAGACTAATCTTCTGGCCCGTCCAGCCGAGGTACCTCTACCCGCACCTGTCGAAGTTCTTCGTAGACTAGGTCTGGGCAAATTCCCATGAAAATTGCCTTGGCCCTCAGTAACTTGCGAATTTCATCCACGTCAATAAATTTGAAAAATCGTCGCTTCTGTTCCATGTTCCGGAACGGTCCGGTCCGTTTGTCAACGAGTCCTTGACAAACCGGCCAGGTTACCTCCCTGAGCTCGGCCAGGCCCGCCTCAATGTTATCGAGCCGGCTGAAAATGTGCCGAAAGTTTTCGTCCATTAAGTGATTAGTGGGGCGGTCGTTTATTTGTCACCGCAGTTGTAGTTTATGCAAACGGCCGCAGCCACTGCAAACAGAAGTCCGAGCCACTGGATCCAGTGAGTGAATTTTTCACCAAAAAATATCCAGGCTGTGATTGCGCCGCCAATGACGATCATCGCCTCCCACATGATGCACGTCCACATCATGCTCGCGGACGTCAGGGTCTTTATCAGAAAGAACAGAACCGCCGCCCATGCCATAATCCCGAACATCAGGTTATGGTGACGGCCCTCGTCGGCGAACCATTTCAGGTGGGCGTTCCCAACGAGCTCGGCCGCCGTCATAGCCAGCACATACACGAATGACATTGGCACTAATTAATTTCAAGATAAAATTCAGATGGATGCCTGGGTCGCTTGGGTCGGCTCGTGGTATCCAGTCGCCCCCCTGAGTAGACGGACCCGTGAGATCATCTTGACAATTTTATTGAAAAATCCACTCGAGCTCCGAGTAGCCTTTTTAACTTACCAAATAAGGAAGTTGTTTCCTAGTAAACCATGAAGGCCGCCTTTATTACCGGCGTAACGGGTCAGGACGGTAGCTACCTGGCTGAATTTCTTTTAGAAAAGGACTATTCCGTTTACGGCCTGGCTCGGTACTGTTCGGAGCGGAAGCATGAGAGGATCCAGCACCTCAAATCACACCCAGAATTTCATCTCATCGAGGGCGACCTGACGGACACGGCGCGAATCAATTCTGTTATAAATTCATTCGAACAGTACGATTCGGTAGAAGTATATAACCTCGGGGCCCAGTCTCACGTGAAGCTGTCATTTGACCAGCCCGAGTACACCGCCAATGTGGACGCCCTAGGGACCCTTCGGATTCTGGAGGCGATCCGTCAATGTAATTTTAGTTCAAAATTCAAGTTTTATCAGGCGGGTACAAGTGAAATGTTCGGAAAGGTACTAGAGCCGGTACAGAACGAGCAGACGCCGTTTTACCCCCGAAGCCCATATGGTGTATCCAAGCTTTTCGGGTACTGGATCACGAAGAATTATCGCGAGTCGTATGGCCTGTATGCCTGTACCGGCATTCTGTTCAACCACGAGTCTGAGCGCCGCGGGGCCGAGTTTGTGACGCGCAAGATCACCCTTGGCCTGGCCGAGTGGCTCAAGAGCCGGACGCCTATTGAGCTCGGAAATATGGACGCCAAGAGGGACTGGGGTCACGCACAGGACTACGTAGAGGCTATGTGGCTCATGCTCCAACAGCCCAAACCCGACGACTTTGTGGTGGCCACAGGTGCGACTCACAGTATTCGCGAGTTTGTGCATCTGGCTTGCACCACCCTCGGGATCGGGATCCGATGGACCGGCGAAGGCGTGGACGAAACTTGCGTGGAAATTGGAACTGGGCAGGTGATTGTCAAGGTGAACCCCGAATTTTACCGGCCGGCCGAGGTGGACGTCCTGATTGGTGACGCGCGCAAGGCTTATGACCAGCTAGAGTGGCTGCCGAAAATCAGTTTCGCTGAACTAGTTAAACGCATGGTCCTAAATGACTGTAAATGAAAAAGACGTGGCTCTTCATCGGTCCCCGGCTCCTGGCCGGCATCGGTCAAGTGACGAACCGGTACGCCGAACTTTTGCGCGAGGCTGGCCACGACACCGAGTACGTGGAATTTGGCCAACAGCCCAAACGTGAAACCTATGACAAGGGGTTCGCGTTTGTTCTTCCGACACCGGACCATATGCAAATCACAGAGGTGTATACGAGCCGGTGCAAGGACGTGATGTACATGACAATCTGCGAGACGGAGCCGGTGAACGAGGCTTACGGTACCCTCGCCAAGTACGGGACCCTGTACGTCGCCTCTGATTTTTGTAAAAATGTATTTTCCAAACAATTTCCCGAAATCAAGTGGGAAGTGCTTCGGTTGTTTGCTTCCGGGACACCCTCCTCGGTTCCCAAACAAATTCAGGGTCCCTATATTTTCTACACCATCGGAAACATCATGGACCCGCGCAAGAACATCCGGGGCCTCATTGACGCTTATTTGCGTTGTGGATTCGGAGACGCGGCCCATATGGTCCTCAAGGCGACGTGTATGCAGGACGTGACTTGGCGCGTCCCGGGCGTCACCGTCATCAATGGCCTCCTCTCAAACGAGGACCTCGAGAAGGTCCATGACCAGTGTCACTGCTACGTCAATTGCTCCCATTCCGAGGGCGTCGGGATGGGGGCCGTCGAGGCGGCTCTTCGGGCCAAGCCTGTGATCATCACAGACTTTGGGGGCCTGAAGGAGTACGTGGAGACCCCTTGGGTCGTCAAATGTACGACGGGCCCGATTGGGTTCAATGATTTTCTGTTCAAGGCGGAGCACAACTGGGGATTCCCCTCTGGTGAGGACCTTCAGCGGTGCCTACAGGACTGTTTTGAGAAGAAAGTGACGTCATGGGATCACTCTCACACTCGGGAGCTTATGCTTGGCGTGCAGCAGCACCAGTGTTGGGAACATTAGCACGGATGTTGTTCGCCGACGCCTTGCCCAGGGCCGCCGCGATGTTGGCGGCGTGACGCAGGGCCCGGGACGCGCTCGCCGCCTCGGCCGCCTTGGCCGCCTTGTTGGCGGCGTTGGCCACGCCGGGCAAGTTGGCCGCCGATGTGGCAATGTTGCGGTAGCGACGGGCCGCCTCCTGGTACTTGGTCACGGCGTTGTTCACGTTCACGGCGGGTGGAGCATTGCCCGTCGCCATCGCACCCTGAACGACGTTCTGGTTCGCCGCCGCCGTCGTGAGGGCGTTGTTGGCGCCAGTGAGCTGGGCACCCAGATTCCCAACCTTGGATGCGTTGGGGGGTGGTGGAGGGTTATTCATTTATAAATTGGGGAGATTAAAATTTAGTAGGGGACGATGGTGCTGCACTCGTGGCCTGTGTGTCGACCCAGTAGTGCGAGCCGTACATGACAAGGGCCACCACAATAGAGCTTGAGAGCAGGAAGCTCTTGGTCGAGTTCAGGTACAGTACGGTGTCATCAACAACCTTGATGCCAGTTGGTTTCTTTATCAGACGAGGGACGAGCCAGACGAGAAGGAAGTTGATGACAAGGGCGGCCCAGACATAATTCCAGTTCATCTCCATTACACTTGGTTCAGATTTTTTCCACCGAGTGCTTCTTGCAAAAGTCGCCGCAGGTGGACTTGAAGCCGCAGCGGCGGCCCTCCAGGGTCAGGGCCTTGCATCGGAAGGCGTCGTGCAGCACCTGGCGGCCCTTTGGCTTGGCGGCTGCGGTCACCGTCTCGGTCGGCTTGGGCACCGTGAGCGTCTGCTTGGTCGCGGGGCGGGCTGCGGCGAGGGCCAGCGCCTTTTCGCGCGAGCGCAGGGAAGAGTCCGCCATTTTTTCGGGGTCGGGGTGCCCGCGCAAGAGGGCGTCGTTGTGGTAGCTCCACCACAGGTCGCTTCCACGGCCGGTCGGGGGTCGCGCCAGCTCCGGGGCCGTGGGCACCGGGGGAAGCCGGCACCTTTGGTGAGCGTCTGCGGCCGACATGAGAGGCGCGCGCCACTGGCTATAAGTCGGGCGGAGCTTCTTGAGATCCATTGTTTTGGTTTAATATAACCATACCCTCAAAGACCTTGACTGGTACATGACACTTTTTTCTCGGACTCTGGTAAATGTCACCACGACGGAGCCCAAAAACGGGGCTGAGCTTCAACAACTGGATAGCGCATCAGGCTGTGGGGGCTGTGGGCAAGTACAAGGCGGCCGTGAATTCAGCGGGCGCTGGTCCTCCGTACTCACCCAAAACCGCCCGTGCGCTTGAGCTCCGCCGCCTGACGGCTCGCCGGGCCGTGAACCTCAAGCAGGCCAGTAACGCCGCCACCATGGCCCGCAATATGGCCCGCATAGAGCGAATGCTCAAGGAGATTGCCAATTACAAGGCGCGGCGGAGCCACAAACTCGTGCGCCAACCAAGCGGCTCGTTCGCCCTCGCTCGCCGCAATTAAAAATTTTAATCATAAATTAATAAGATGCAGATCTTCGTGAAGACCCTGACGGGCAAGACAATCACACTCGAGGTTGAATCTAGTGACTCAATCGCCAATGTGAAGGCTAAAATCGCAGACAAGGAGGGCATTCCACCCGATCAGCAGCGCCTCATCTTCGCCGGAAAACAGCTGGAGGATGAACGTACGATGGCCGACTATAACATTCAGAAGGAGTCCACCCTCCATCTTGTGCTTCGCCTGCGCGGAGGCGCGTGAAAAACTAATATCTGTTAGTATTAAATGGCGTTTCGTATTCAGGACCCAGTGTCTGGACTGTTCTGGAAGGTGGCGGGGGTGCGCATCATGCTCGCCGAGACGGGTGACGAGTTCACCGAGACCAGTGAGGGTCTGGTGAACGTTTTCACGTCCGGCTCTAACGTTTACTTCATGGAGAAGCCCGTTTCTTGGCGGTTCACAAACGATGGATCCATCACGAGCGACGGCTCTATTTTCATCAGTCCAAGCGTTCCACGCATGTGCCCAGCGCCTTCGCGCGAGGCGGCGACGTGGGTGAAGGTGGGTGACCAGGTGCCGACCCCCGCCGCGCCAGAGCCCGAGGTGGAGGCCCCAGAGCCCGAGGTGGAGGCCCCAGAGCCCGAGGTGGCGGCCCCTGAGCCCGAGGTGGAGGCAGCGGAGGAGTCCGACGAGGACGTCCCAGTCAACCGCGCTGCGGCTCTCATTGAGGAGGCTCTGAACGCTCAGGCGGCTGCGGCGGAGGCTGATAAAGATAATGAATAAGTAGAATAGTTATGGACCTCGTCAAGCACGTGATTAAGTCTTTCAATCGGGCCAATACTTTTCAAACAAAATTGTCTCGTCAGGGGTTTGAACTAGAGGGCATGTCAGGTGCCAAGACGCGTATACTTTATAACGAACTGTGCTCTCTTGTGTTCCCAGACCGGCCGACACGGTACCTCGAGGTGGGCACATGGAAGGGCTCCACGATCTGTTCGGCGCTCCAGTTTAATGCAAACTGTCACGGAACGGTCATAGAAAACTGGGCACTATTTGGTGGCCCCAAGGACGAGTTTGACGCGAACATAAAAAATTTTGGAATTGGTGACCGCTTGACCATCTTCGAAGAGGATGTGTTCGCCTTCGATATTTCAAAAATTCCAAACAAAATTGACATTTATCTATACGATGGTGACCATGAGGAGTCCAGTCATTACAAGGGTATTACACACATGTGGCCGGTTCTGGCCGATCAGGCCATAGTGATTGTTGACGATTGGAACTGGCCTCACGTTCGCAAAGGTACGTTTGACGCACTGCGAGACGTGGGTGCGAATGTTATTGAAAAGTTTGAGATTATGTACTCATCAAACGGAAGCCATACGGAAATGTCCATGGCGGGCCGTGAATTTTGGAACGGAATTGCTGTCTTTGTCATTTCAAAAATTTCTCAGTAAAAATTAGAATGAAACCCGAAAAATGGGGGCCCTATTTTTGGGGTGCGCTCCACCTGACCGCTCTCGGATGCCCAGACGCTCAGGTGATTCGCACATTTGTTGAATGTTACAAGTCCGTGTTGCCGTGTATTTCTTGTCGTGAACATTTCACCCAGGTTCTTGACGAGTACCCCGTTCCAGAAACGCAGGATCGGGAGATCATTTTCAAGTGGTCCGTGGACGTTCACAACCTAGTGAATGAGCGGATCGGAAAATCCGTGATCGGTTACGAAGAGGCGCTGGCCATCTGGACCGACAGTCGACCGGCCCCCGTTGAACGTCCTCAATTTGATTTGAAAATTATCATCATCATGATTTTGCTGGCGATTATCGCGTTCATAATTTTTAATCGCAAATAGAAGTAAGAATGGCCGGTGGGATTTTTCCAGGACGCCCGTTCTCGTTCAACCTTAAATGCGTCGTGTTCTCCCTGCTCCTGGCAGCTGGATACTGGTACGCGCCCCACAAGAGCCTTTGGGTCCTGACCTTCCTCCTGTGGTTCCCATATATCGCACTGGCTTGGTACGACTACGCATACGCGTGTCGTGACAAGCTCGACCCGACCATCGTACCATTCGGTAGAATGATGTGGCTTCCTTTCAAGCCTCAAGGCTACAAAGACGAGTTTCACAAGATGGCGGACGAACAGATTCAGACCATGAATCGCGTGGATCATCTAGTGGGCTGGACCGTTGTTATAGGCGCTGTGACGTGGTATATCGTGATGAAAAAATGAGGAATGTACCCGGCACTCCTGAACCTAAAGAATTAGGGTTCAAACAAACTAATGGCCACATATGAAAAGCTCACACATGTTGAGCACATCCTCAAACGACCTGACACTTATGTCGGGTCCCTCCCCCCCGAAACCGGTAAGTACTGGGTTCGCGTCGGAGACCATTTCGAGCTTACTGAGCTTTCTGTTTCACCTGGACTGGTGAAGATTTTTGATGAAATTCTGGTCAACGCCATCGACCAGTGGTCCATGCACCCCAAGAAGGTGACGGGTATCAACGTGGCCGTCTCGGCGGACGGGACAGTCTCGGTGGAGAATCTGGGCGTTTCAATCCCTATCAAAAAGCACGAGAAGGAGGCGGTCTGGATTCCCGAGCTCATCTTTGGGCACCTTTTGACTAGCTCCAACTACAATGACGATGAGCAGCGGGTCACGGGTGGTCGCAACGGGTACGGTGCAAAGCTGGCCAATGTATTTTCATCAAAATTCTGGATCGCCATCAGTGACGGGAAGAAGGTCTACAAGCAGACCTGGACCGCCAATATGAGCAAGGTGGCGCCGCCCGAGATCTCCAAGACCGAGGAGCCTCCGTACGTGCGGATCGGGTTCGTACCGGACTGGCCTCGGTTTGGGGGCCCTGGGGATTTCAAGCGGCTCGCTGAGAAGCGGGCGTGGGATGCGGCTCTGTGGTGCGCCAAGTGCAAGGTGACGTTCAACTCCAAGCACCTGAAAGCCCCCAGCCTCGAGGACTTTGCGAAGCAGCACATGGGTGACGTGCCCTTGGCCACATTTCATTCTGAAAATTTGGACGTCACGGTCGGTCACTCCACCTCTGGGGCCTTCCAGCAAGTTTCATTTGTGAATGGAATTGCGACGACCAAGGGGGGCTCACACGTGGATCGGGTCGTCAAGGCGCTGACGGAGGCGATCGCAGCCGACAAGCGGTTCGTGGGGCTCAAGCCGGCCCATATCGAGTCGAGCCTCTTTGTGTTTGTGCGGGCCGTGATCGTCAACCCCACCTTTTCGAGTCAGACCAAGGCGGAGTGCACGTCAAAAATCACCGAAGCCATTCAATTTAAACCAAAATTCATCAAGGACGTCCTGGCGTCGGGCGTCCTCGACGATCTCGTCTCCAAGGGCCTTTCCCAGGTCGAAAAAGAGCTCAAGAAGACTGACGGGTCCAAAAAGTCGCGCATTTCGGGCATTCCGAAGCTCGATGATGCCAACTGGGCCGGTACTCATCGGTCGCACGAGTGCACGCTTATTATTACCGAGGGAGACTCGGCCAAGGCGCTGGCCATCGCCGGTCTGAGCGTTGTAGGCCGCAACGCTTTCGGCGTGTTTCCACTCCGGGGCAAGCCGCGCAATGTACGGGATGCTTCTGTAAAGCAAGTGACTGAAAACGAGGAGTTCAGCAACCTGAAGAAGATCCTTGGGCTCCAGCATGGCAAGGTTTACAATTCAGTGAGAGAATTGCGGTACGGTCGGCTGATGATCATGACGGACGCTGATCTCGACGGGTCCCACATCAAGGGTCTGGTCCTCAACATGTTCCACGTGTACTGGCCACAGCTCATCAACCTTGGATTCGTGGTGGCTATGGTCACGCCCGTGATCAAGGCGGGTCGGGTTTGGTACTTCACCGAGGACGAGTTCCGGGCCGCCGTGGCCGAAGGCAAGGTGACGACGGGCGCGAACGGAATCAAGTACTACAAGGGTCTGGGCACCTCCACCAGCGCCGAAGCCAAGGAATATTTCAAACAAATTGACAAGCTGACGGTGGCGTTTGGGGCCGACCCGCAGATGAATGAGTCGATGCATTTAGCTTTTGCTAAATCCCAGGCTGATGACCGCAAGGAGTGGCTGACGCGGCACATGGCGGATCACCCTCCGGGCGTGCCATACGGGCACATCAAGGCGCTGCCCGTTTCGGACTTTGTGCATCTGGACCTGGCCAACTTTAGTGCCGAAGACATCAAGCGCTCCATCCCACACGTCGCCGACGGCCTCAAGCCCTCACAGCGCAAGGTGATTTACGCGTGCCTCAAGAAGAACCTGAATCAGGACATGAAGGTTGCTCAGCTGGCTGGGTATGTGGCGGAGCAGACAGCCTACCATCACGGCGAGGCCAGCCTCCAGGGGACGATTATCAATTTGGCTCAAAATTTCGTGGGAGCCAACAACCTCAACCTCCTCGAACCCTCTGGGCAGTTTGGGACTCGGTTGGCCGGAGGCAAGGATGCGGCCAGCTCCCGTTACATCTTCACGCGCCTGAGCCCCCTGACCAAGAAGATCTTTGACCCGACCGACAATTCTGTTCTGAAATATGTGATGGACGATGGTCAGCGGGTGGAGCCCGAGCACTACGTGCCGGTCGTGCCGATGATTTTGGTGAACGGTGCCGAGGGTATCGGCACGGGCTTCAGCTGCTTCGTCCCGCCATATGATTTGGAGATTGTGAAGCACAACATCATGTGCGCTCTGGACCAGGTGGCTATGGTGCCGATGGTTCCGCACTACAAGGGTTTCAAAGGTAAAATCACCAAGACCAAGGATCACACGTGGGTCATGGAGGGTCTGGCCACCAAGGAGGGCTCGCAAATCCACATCACAGAGTTGCCGCCGGGCAAGTGGATCCAGGACTTCAAAGAGCACCTAGACAGCCTCCTCGACAAGGGCACCATCCAAAAGTATGAGAATCACTCTACGGAGACGGCCCCAGACTTTAGAATTTGGGGAGGGGACCTAAGCGATCTGGGCCTAACCAAAACGATCCATACGAGCAACATGTACCTGATTGGACCTAACGGCGCCGTGAAGAAGTACGCCAGTCCCGAAGAGATCCTAGTGGACTACATCGAGGTCCGGCTCGGACTCTACAAGAAGCGCAAGGCGTGGCTACTGAAGGAGCTGACGACCGAGATCCACTGGCTGGACGAGAAGGCGCGGTTCATCAGGGGCGTCATCTCAGGCGAGTTCAAGGTGATGAATGTGCCGTTGGCTGAAATTGAGAAGCAGATGGTCAAGCACAAGTTCGCCGAGGAGATTCGTCCGAAGCTCCTTGACATCAAGACGTACCAGTACACTCGCGAGGAGGTCCAGAAGCTTGAGGCCCTGTGTGGCGCTCGGAAGCGCGAGCACGCACAGCTGAGCGCCACAAGTGTGGTTCAAATGTGGAAAAATAACCTGAGTGAAATCTAGAGATGGCCAAGCGGGCCTTTGATAATGTGCTCAATCTTTTCCGCATGCCCCAAGTCGGTGCCAAGTTCGCACCCCCAATTCCCATCCCCGCACCCTCGCCCGCTCCAGCCATCCAGCCGCCGCCCCGACCCGTGGACGCCAACGGTTTTTACACCATGACGGGACCCAAGGAGGTCACGTTCTATGTGACGTCAAACTCCACGCCCCGAGACCAGGTGGGTGCGGGCTGGACCGTCACTGGAGTGACCGGACTCAAAGGCCAGCTTCGTGTGACGGGAGTGAATTTAAATTTAAATATGGAGTCGGCCGTGAAGTCCCTATCTCCAACCTTCTCCGAGTCGTATATATGGTCTTTCACTCTTGAATCCGATACTGACCAAAGTGTAGCTCCTTATCAATATTCCACCGGTGTGGTTCTTTATCCACCGGGACAGATGAGCTACGCAGCCATAAGACGACAGGGGGCTATATACGGATACTATGACGTGATTCAGAACGTATTGACGTTTGTATTCTCGGAACCCGCGATAGATGGTTTCGGCCCGGGGTGGACGGTCACGGGTCTTCCAGGTTTCACCCAACCTCTTCGGGTAGTGTCATTCAGTGATTTAAGCCCGCAAATTTCAGGCGTGAGAGTCCGACCCACGGAGCGAGATGACGACCGGGACCGGGACCGGGACCGGGACCGGGACAATGAGAGGGGTGGACGGCCCGACGACCGCGACAGAGACGAGCGCCGCGGACCCAAACCCGTTACGGTGAAGCCGCCACCCATAGACCAGTTTGCAATTTTTGCGCCAATAGACGGGAGCATTCCTCAAAACACGACCGTTTCAGTATACGTAAAAGGCGGATCAACGCTAGCTCAGGAACCTGGGTACACGTCCGAGTTCGTTGCTGGAAAGTTCAACACCTTCGTTGACGACGCCAAGGCGCGGGACGCCGCGATCCCTATGATAGCGCCCACCTCCGAGGCACCTCCACCTCTTCGGGACCTCAACACCGGCTTTGAATGCCAGCCACCCGAGACGGGTCCGTATGAAGATCAGAAGGGGCTCGGGTTCAGCACAGGCTCGTTGCTCTCGCTCTTCGCCATCGGGCCCCAAGAAAAATACACACTGACCGAGGATTTCACAAAGTCCCAATGGGATCCGTCATTCAAGCGCCACACCAACTCCGTGATGTATCAACGGATCGTGCCATTTCCGCCGGCCAATCCGTATTACCAGAATCAGACGGTCCAGATTGAGCTTCTTCCAACCGAGCTCGGCCACCTGTTGTCCAACATGTACCTGAAGGTGACGATGCCGGCTCTCGGAGCAGGTTACCAGTACTCTCCTCAACTTGGGCGCGCCTTGATAAAGCAGGTGGACCTTTTGGTGAACGAGACGGTCATAGAAACGCTATACGATGACTGGTATATTGTGCGTGACCAGCTGTTTTTGGACGCGGACGAGCAAACGGGTATGTTCCAGGCGGTCGGAAGCTCCAATATCAATTCACAGGTGGTGACCGACTATATCATACCGCTCGAGTTCTTCTTTTGTCGGCGCAAGTCCCATGCCAGCTCTGGAAGCGAACGGCTCCGCAGACCCTACTTCCCCTTGTGCGCCATGTGGAACCAGAAGCTATACGTACGCTTCACGTTTCAACCCAACACGTGGTGGTGCAACGTTGCCGCACCCCATACGACCGACCTCGTCTTGCCCAAACTTGTGATGGAGGAAATTTTGCTGGACAATGCAGAGAAACTGTATTATCAGAATACACCCTTGCGCTACATCGTGAACCGCGTCAAAAAGGAGTCAACCCTCACATTCTCGGCAGGCAACCCCCAGCTCCAGCTCACAGCCTCCTTTCCTGTGCAAACTCTGGCGTGGTTTTTTAGGAACAAGAACTACGAGGACGTCACATCGGGTCTTTATTCAGATTCTCGTTACAACTATGGTTACACGACGCAGTATATCCAAACTGGCATCAACCTTCAGTTCCCCTCGGGAAACTCCAATTACATTGATGTCATCAATAACGCCAAGATTACACTCAATAACATTGACATTCTGAGTACGTTCCAGGGGTCGCTATACTACACGTTCAAGCAACCTCTGGAACATGGGCTCTCAATTCCTTCCAAAAATATTTATACTTATTCATTCGGCCTTACACCCAAGGAGTACAATCAGGGTGGGTACCTCAACTTTTCCAAACTAAATTCACAGACGACGACGTTGGCACTCACTTTCAACCCGAGCTACGCGTCACAGATTACACAAGGATACAATCTGTACATGTTTTACTATGGCTATACTCTTTTGGAATTTCAGGGGGGATTTGCCCGTCTTCCTTTTGTTTGATAGGCGCCTTCTCAAGGTATTCAACGACGCCGTTCTGGATGCACCACCTCAGAAAGTTGAGCTGGGCACACGTCGTCGTGAAACCATGAAAATCCACACGCTCGGTCCGGCAAAACGGATCAAAGAGCTTCTTGGAGTAGCCGTCCAGACTGGACTTGTAGGCCACGTGGACCGTAAACATCTTACCGGTCGGTGTCGTGTATGTGACGTGGTTCGCCTTGGCATAGTTCGTCACGAACCACTCGAGTTTCCGGAGCGAAATGCCCTTGCGGTGCTCCAGAATATCGTGAAGTTTCTCCCGATTTTCTGGTACATCAAAAAATTTAGTCAAGCTTGACAAAAGCAAATCCGACTTGCTCATTAGTTGACACAGGTCGGAAATCTCTAAGTCTCCCATGGAGCCTTGACGCGCTTCGTCGGCTTGGGAGGTGGGGGTGGCACCTGACTCTGATGAAAGCCACAGTACCCATTCTCCTTTGGTGCCTTGAGACAAGGCTTTTTGCTTTGGAGCAACCCCTTGCAGAACGTACACTTGACGCTGGCCGTGTCCTTCACGAGTTGCTCAATCGGCAAGTCGTAAATTTTTGAAATAATTTTGAGGGCCCCAAACACGTTCCCGGCTGTCCTTCGGTTCACCTCCTCTTCAATCAAGTGAAGAATCTGTTGTTCCATACGGTTGTAGACGCCGGAACTTTTAAGACGAGGCCTTCTTTGCGAACCGCGACAGAAACGCCCGTCGCGCCTCCACCTCGGCACCACTGTTGGTCTTGGCCATGAATTTTGAACTAAATATGAGGTCTGCAGATACGAGCGGCTCGAGTAGGTCCTGCACAGGCTTTTTGAATTGGTTCGTAAAATAGTACTGATAGTCTATCGGCAACTTCTTCTCCGTGACCCATACAGGATCCTCCGCCTTTTCGTACATTCTGCCTTCACCCTTGATGATCACAAACGGGACCCGGTCACCCTGCTGAGGCTCTGAACCTGGTGCACGGGCCCTGATCTTATCTCTCACGGCCACGTGGGGCATAGGAACCTTGTAGTCGGCCGCAAGCTGCTTGCTCATCATAAGCTTCTCGGTAGGAACCTGGCCTTGCATGAGGGTCCGGCCGGCCTCACGGGCCGCCTCAATAACAGGCCCCGGATCGCTCGACTCGAGGACCATCCCGAGAAGCTTCTTCAGTGTCTCGCGCACAAAAGGACAGCTGTCCCGCCGGACCACCTGAAGGCCCTTGACGTCAATCTTCTTGAAGATGACCGTCCCGTCCCGTCCCTTTTCGTACATCTTGGCCGCATAACGCTTCTTAGAGTACAGAAAGTATGGGCAATAAACCTTCTCAAGTTCCAGGTCGTTCGGAGCCTTGAACAGCTTCGTACACTGCTCGGCCGCGAGCTCGCCTTGCTGCCATGAATAGTCGAGAGCATCCTGACCTTTGCGCCCCTGCACGTCAAACTCGACCATCACCGAGTCCGTGTCGCCGTACCGAACCTTGGCGCCCACGAAGTTGGTCTCCACGTAGCTCTTCGTCTCCTCGATCATCTGCCGTCCTCGCATCGTCACAGTTGATGCGATGGCGACGCATGGAAGCATCCCCTTTGACGCGCCCGTAAACCCGTAGATCGAGTTCATGCTAATCTTGTAAGCCAGTTGCTGACCGTTATAAATCGCCTCCATGGGCGTCCCCTCGGCCTGTGCCATCAGCTTCTTGGCCTTTTTGCGAAACGCCTTGAGGTCCGTGAGGATTGTGGGCAGCAGACTCTGAATCCCCTGGGCGAAACGATGCGGCCCAAACTGCTCATACTCGACGCCCGGCAAATTGTCGTACTTGGGGTCCATGACGAGCGAGGAGTAACACAGATTGTGCGCACACATGATGCTCGGATACAGGGACGCAAAGTCAAGCGCAGTGATTGGTCCATAGTAAGCACCCGTCTGAGCCTCCAGAACCGTCGCGCCTTGGTACCCGTCGTCGTCACCCACCGGCACCTTTGGCACCCGGATTGTCGGAATGATGAAGTTGAGCTCGCGGGCCTTGTAGGCCATCTGACTAAACACCTTGATTTGCTGGCCCCGCTCGCTCAAAAACGCCAAAGGGACCCAACACGCCTTGGCCATCTCCACAAGATTCTGAATCTGGCACAACTTGGCCATCAAGTAGTGTGGCAGCTCCGTGTCCTTGATACAGTACTCGGCAACCTCACCGAGTCGGACGGGATCACCTTCCGCGTACCGGCTGAAAATCTCCTTGACCGGCATGTCGTTCTTCTGATCGTTCAGAAAGTGCTTGGACACGTTGTTGAGCGAGTAGCTCTCAAGCTTGTGCTCGCGCTTCACGTCCTGAAACAGGTCAAATACGTATCGGCCTTTCATCGGCACCATCTTGAGCTGATTGTTGCCGAGCGCACTCGAGCTCAGATTCTTTTCTACGAGCTCGGCCACCGAACCCTTCACGCGACCCCACACCGGCTCGAGGTGGCAATGCACCGTGGCGCGCACAATTAGAAACTCGAGGTCAAAGCCGAAGATGTTCCACCCCGTGATGATGTCGGGATCCACCTTGATGAGGTGCTTCTCAAAAGCCTGAATGAGCTCCCTCTCAGTCCTGAACGACTGACAATCAGCGCCGGCCGTCTCCTTGAGGCACAGACACGTGCGGTCAATCCACCCGTCCGTTTGGCCAAAGGCCCGCGTCGTCATACCAATCTGGAACACGACGTCTCGCGGGTTTCTTGGGTCGGGGAACGCTCCAGTGCTCGAGTAACACTCAATGTCAAAGGACATGATGCGGAGCGGCGCAATGTCATCACGCTTCACGGGCGTCACGAGCCGCCAATTTGGGGCCCACAGGTTCACTTGGCACGTGGACTCCTCATCCGGCTCGCAAAGACCCGGATCGATCCAGCCAGTAGATGAGATGCCCGACACGTGCATGAACCGCAGAACCGGATCGATGTTGCCCTCATAGACGCGGCACCCTTTGAGCTCCGAAAACTTGTGGTTCTCAATAGAGTAAACACAATTACGCAGCGCCCGGTGCGTCTTGAACTCGAGCTTCAGGAAACGCGACAGCTCACCATTCTGAAACCCCCATAGGTCCTTTGCCCGCTGAACCTCACACGACACGAGGCCGCGCCAAAACGTCGTCTTGATGAAGGATTTGACGTCAGAGTCTGTTTTTACGAAAAAATACGGATTGAACTTCGTGCCGAGAGAGACGGACCGGCCATCCTCGGCACGACCAAAAATTCTGATCGTAAATTGATCTTCTTGATCCTGGCCATCCCAAGCTATCGCCTGGAACTGGACCATTCTTATAATTTTAGGGTGTTAGTTTTCTAAATGCCTGTAGAACCAAATCCAGCTGCACCGCGGCCTGTGGACGCGTCCACAAGCCCCGTGCACTCGCTCGGCACCTCCACAACGTCCACCACCTCGTACTTCTCGAGGATCAGCTGAGCGATGCGGTACCCCGGGCGAATGACGAACGGCTGAATCGGGTCCAGGTTCTGCAGGACCACCTTGACTTCACCAGTGTAATCTGGGTCAATCACACCCGCCAGAGTGTCCAGACCGTGCTTCACGGCCAGTCCAGAACGAGGTGCAATGCGACCATAGGTTCCGGGTGGGAGCTGCACAGTGATGCCGGTCGATACGACAACACGCCGCCCTGGTAGCACAACGTAGTTATCAGTGCTGAAAAGGTCGTAACCAGCGGCCGCGGCAGAGCCACGCGTTGGAAGGTTTGCATGAGGAACCAGCTTGGTGACATTGAGTGCCATTGTACGTTTCTAGTGCACCACCCCTTTAACAGTTAAAACATCTGACCTTTTGAACATAAATGGCACACAAAGTCCTCCTGCTCGACGTTGATGGTGTGCTAGTGCGCGACCCCCTCCTCACACAGCACGTACGATACAACGTCGTAGAGTACGTCCGGGCCAAGCTCCCTGAGGCCAAGGACCCGGCCCGCGTCAATACAATCCTGTACAAGACCCATGGCCACACGGCTCGTGGGCTCCAGAAGTCGTTCAAAATTGACGCGTCCGACTTTGACGAGAAGGTTTACGACAAGAAGCTCGTGGACCACCTGTGGTCGGTCCTGTCGTCCACAGAGTTTCAGCAGGATGCTAAAATTATCAACGAAATTGAGGCGAGCGGGTGGAAGGTCCAGCTCTTCTCCAATTCGCCCTTGGCGTGGTCTCTGCCCGTCATGCAGGTTCTGGGCGGCCACTCGTCAGTCGTCCATGACCACAAGCACCTCAAGCCCAGTCTCCGCGCCTATACCCGATTTTCTACAAAAAATAATTATCTGTTCGTTGACGACACCCTCATCAACCTCTACACGGCCAAGCTGTTTCCCAATTGGACCCCGATCCACTACAGTGATAATGGGATCCGCCAGACCGACTTTCCGACCGTCAAGTCCCTCTGGGAGCTGGGTCTGATGTGTGAGACGATCAACAAGTTTGGTCTCCACTCCGTCACAACCGCCTAGTGTCCTTGTCAATTCTGTACAAAATGTACTCGAGGTCCAGGAACAGCATTTCAATATTTTTTGAAATTATCTGTTGGTACGAGAAGGTCGGGTCCATCTCCTTGGCTAGGCCTTCGAGTAATGAATATGTTCTCAAAATTGTGAGCGTCGTAGGGTCCAGCTCGACCGGAACCCTCGACGCCTTTTCCCTAATCTCCGGAGAATTGACCGTAAACGATCGGATGTCCAGAGTTTTCAGGTATTCAAAGTACTGTTTGACGAAAATGCGGGTCACCTCCGGGTCCCGGACCTTCATGCCCATCCTGGTCATGTTTTCCATGACGGTGTCCACGTTGCTCGTCTGGACCCCATACACGAAGTCCCGGATGGCCGTCTTGTACTGATCCGTAATTTTGATGATATTCCCAAAGTCGTAGAGCACTAGGGCATTGGATTTGGGGTCGAGCCCCATGTTCCCGGTGTGGAGGTCCCCGTGTATCACGCCCTCGTAGAGCAACTGTTCGAGGAACATGTTCACGAGGATCTCAGCCTTGAAGGGTTTCACAATCTGCTTGGACGGTGTATAGTCCATGACGATCACGTCCTCGGTACTAAGCTTCGAGTAGGGCCGGGGGATTTTGATGTCCGTGCGATCCCGGTACATCTCCCGAAACATCGCGATGTTGCGGACCTCCCGGCGAAAGTCGAGCTCGTATATGAGACCCTGCTCGAACTCGCGGAGCCAGGGTGTGATTGTTTCCATCCCGAAATTGGGGATCAGAGACAGAAAAGAGGTCCCGGTCCGGATCAGGTCCAGATCCTCTTTAATCTGAGCCTCGATTCCAGGTCTCTTGAATTTCAACACAACATTACGATCTCTGAGCTTGGCCCGGTGAACCTGTGCGATACTTGCGGATGCAATGGGTTTGGAGTCGACCGAGGTCACACCCAGTGGGATCTTGTCACGGACCAATTCAAAATCAAATTGGGTGACGTTGTCCCTGAGCGGCGCGAGTTCTCGGGAAAGTTCTTTGGAAAAAATGTCTGGACGGTTGCTAATAAACTGTCCAATCTTGACATATGTCGGCCCTGAACCGTCAAGTGCTCGGCGGAGCCACGGTCCGAGGTCCTTTTTGGACACGAACCGCGAACCAATGCCAATCTCAACGGGTCGGAGCAGTCTTGGTGACCACATCCTTTTTATTTCAATTTATTAAAAATTTCAAGTACGATCACGAGGCTGTATCACTCCTCCTCATTTTCCGCCGCCGCCTCATCCGCAGCGGCCTCTCCTCCCCCCTCCTCGTCGTCGCGCGTCTTGAACAGGTCCTTCAGGAACGTCTGCTCCTCCTTGGCCGTCTTGACGAGCGCCTCATGGAAGCCCTTGAGGCTGTCCATGCGCTTCGACTCCATAACACGGCGAGCGCGGGCCATGCGCTTTGGTAGCTTGAAGGCGGGGGCGTTCTCAGCGGGCTTGGCGTTACACGCGCGGATAGTCAGCATTTATATTAATTAATATTTTGTTTTTTAACACGTCTGAGGTTCTGATTGGGGTCCCACTTCCCCTTGTACCACGATACGGGTGCCTTCTTCTTGGACACGAGCACAAACTTGTAGACGCGGGCGAC